TGTTTGGCTGGTCAATTCGGATCGGTCGAATGCAAAGCGGGAAGAGGACGCACGACAGCATTGCAGGACAGAGAACTTGAAGCGATCACGCGGGCCGGAGGAATTGCTCTCGTCATTAACGAAACAAACATCGAGGAATTGGTAACATGCTTACAGATAATGCAAAAGAACTAAGCCTAGAAGAAATGGATGCGCTAGTAACAGGTATGTCGCCTAAAGAACGCAACCACTTTAAACATATGGTGTCAGTACTAGCCACAAGCTTCGGCGATAAAGACGCACAGATCATCGTCGTGCATGGTAACAATAAGACGTCCGTTATGGAGATCATGGCGATCAACGCTAACGACGAATCCGCGCTTGAGTTATTGGATTCAGCAGCCGAGTACATGGAATTTGTATCTGAGCGCGACACACCACCGAGGGAGCAATTCAATTGAAACCGTATAACAGAGTAATCGTACTGGACTTTGAGACAGCATGGGGCCGCGCAGTAAAGCTTGGGTTCTCATGCCAGACCAACGAAGAGTACCTACGTGACCCACGTTTCAAAGCGTGGGGTTTGTGCTGGAAAGATTACGGCGACCCGCTACCGGCCACATGGGTACGGGGCAAGGCCATACAGAAGTGGGCAGACACCATCGACTGGAGTACTACAGCAGTCATTGCTCAAAATGCGCAGTTTGATGCGTCCATACTAGCTTGGCATTACGATGCGCACCCATCGTTTATTTTTGATACGCTTTCTATGGGGCGTGCGCTGCGTGGTGTTGAGCGCGGTAATAGTTTGGCTAAGATGGCTGAGGACTTCGGCCTTGAGGCTAAGGGTACGGGCCTTGGCCCGTCAGAGAACTACCTTGACGACTTGCCCTTTCATATTGAGCAGACGCTTGCTGACTACTGCCGGCACGATGTGTTCTTATGCGAAGCTATTTTCAAGGTACTGACTGGCGCTGCACCACTGCCTGATGGTACGTCCTACAGCAAATACCCTGCGTCTGAGTTGCGTCTGATTGATATGACGCTGAAGATGTACACCGAGCCGAAACTAATCCTAGACGGCACAATGTTAGTGGAGGCAATTGAAGATGAGCGAATCAAGCGTGGTAATCTTTTGGCGAAGCTTAACGTGGACGATGCGGCACTGGCGAGTAACGCTAAGTTTGCAGACCTACTGGTGGCTATGGGCTTTGAGCGCCCGTATAAGAAAAGTAAAACGACAGGTAAACAGGCTCTGGCGTTGGCTAAGAACGATGCGTTGTTTCAAGCAATGCTCAACAGTGACAACGACGACTTGTCGTCTCTCTGCGAAGCGCGTCTCAAAGTTAAGTCCACAACCGAGCGAACACGAGCACAGCGATTTTTAGACATCAGTACGCGTGGTGCATTGCCTGTGCCGCTGGCTTACTACGGTGCGTTGTCGGGACGGTGGACGGCAGCCAAGGGCAGCGCTATTAACATGCAGAACTTAAAGCGTGGGTCGTTCCTTCGCAAGTCGATCATGGCCCCTGAAGGTATGACGATTGTCGTGGGTGACTTATCGCAGATTGAACCGCGTGTACTAGCGTGGCTGTCTGACTACGATGAGTTGCTGGAAATCTTCCGTTCAGGTCAGGATGCTTACGCTATGTTTGGCGCACAGATGTTTAATATGCCCGGCATGACGAAGGAAAGCCACCCAGACTTGCGACAATCAGCCAAGAGCGCGTTGTTGGGGGCAGGCTATGGGTTGGGCTGGGCATCGTTTGCATCGCAGCTACTGACCGGCTTTCTGGGCGCACCACCAGTACGGTATGACATGGCCTTTGCTAAGAAGCTGGGTGTCACGTCGCAGTACGTTGAGAAGTTTCTTGGCCACAAAGACAACGTGACTAAGCTGGAAGAAATTCCACACACTTGTACTGAGCGTGAACTACTTATTCACTGTGTTGCTGCTAAGAAAATCATCGACATCTACCGTGCCACTGCCCACCCTGTTACTAGCTTCTGGGAAATGTGTGATGGCTTATTGGTAAGTGCGTTAGTAGAAGGGAAAGAATATACCCACAAGTGCTTGACTTTCCGTAAGGGTGAGATCGAGTTGCCAAACGGTATGAAACTGCTGTATCCTGACCTACGTAGAGAAGAAGAGATTGACCCAGTAACTAAGAAGGGCCTGAACAAGTACCGTTGGGTCTATGGGGATAAAGCGACTGTGCTTTACTCCGGTAAGATCACGAATAACGTAACGCAAGCACTAGCGCGTATTGTTATGACGGACGGTATGCTGCGGGTAACAAAGCGGTACGCAGTCGTTGGTACGGTTCACGATGAGCAGTTGGCACTAGCACCAGAAACAGAAGCCGCTGAAGCCTTAGAATGGGTTTTGGCGCAGATGACCGTGACCCCTAAGTACATGCCGGGTATTCCCCTATCGGCAGAGGGCGGCACGAATAAACGATACGGACTAGCTAAAAACTAAAGGAGAAGCACATGGCAACACGCGATTACAAAAAGTTATACAACGATTTGAAAACAATCAGTGAAGCAACAACGGAACGCTATACCCAGCAGGTTGTGGCCTATACGGAACTAAAGGATAAGTACGTCCATCTGGACAAAGAGTTCACTAAAGCGGTTAACGCAAACAAGAATCAGCAGGTCATGTTTTTCGAGCAGCGCGGCATCATTGGTTTTTTGGAAAACAAAATAGAAAAACTACAGGAGCAACTGCGCGATGAATAAGGCCAAAACTAAAGCACAGCCTGTGATCCCACGCAAGATTAAGGTGGGTCGCAAGCAGTACTCGATTGACGTAGTAGAGTCCATGATTGAGCGTGGGCATATGGCTAAGGTGTACTACGACGACAGCAAGATTAAGATTGGCAAGTGCAGCAACGTAACAGGTAAAGCGTTTAGTGATGTAGCAGTTCAGGATTCGTTCTGGCATGAGATCACACACGCGATACTGTATGACATGGGACGCCACCGCTTGAACGCTGATGAGAAGTTCGTCACAGAGTTTGCCAACAGATTAACCGCAGCAATTAACTCCGCGAGATTCTAATGCCCAACATAGTTGTATGGTCACACAGTGCATTGAAAGATTACGAAAGCTGTGCTAAGAAATACCAAGAGGTTCGAGTCCTTAAGAACTACCAGTTCACTGAGACAGAAGCCACACGCTACGGCACACAGCTACACTTGGCCGCAGAAGAGTTCATTCGTGACGGTAAGCCTTTGCCAGAACAGTTCTCATTCATTCAAGATACGCTGGACGCACTGAACGCTAGACCCGGACGCAAGCTGTGTGAATACCAGATGGCGCTGACTACAGACTTAAACCCCTGTGATTGGCGCTCGAAAGAAGTATGGGTTCGTGGTATCGCTGACTTGCTTATTATTGATGATGACAACCTTACCGCTTGGGTCGTAGACTACAAGACAGGTAACAACAAATACCCAGACAGAGATCAGTTAAAGCTCATGGCCTTGATGGTGTTTGCGCACTTCCCGCACATTCGTAAAGTGAATGCCGCGCTGTTGTTTGTAGTGAAGAACGATATGGTCAAGTACAGCATGACCATTGACGAAGCGGCTGACGAGTGGTGGCTATACCGCCAACGTATAGCGCGTATTGAACAAGCGCACGCAACAGGTGTGTGGAACCCTAAAGCATCTCCGCTATGCCCTTGGTGTCCTGTTACTACCTGCGTGCAACATCCACGACATTAGGAGTTGTAATGGCAACACGTGACTACAAAAAAGAGTATCAACGCGATCTGGAAACCGGCAAGTCCGGACCGGGCAGCGACCAGCATGAACGGCAGAAGGCGCGTCGTGCGTATGACAAGAAAGGTATTGATCGTAGCGGTATGGACATCGACCACATCAAGCCCTTACGCAAAGGCGGTAAGTCAACGCCAAGCAACCTACGCTTGCGCAGTAAAAAAGCCAATCAAGGGGATAACAAATGACCTTTGATAAGTGGTGGGAAACATTGTCTGATGCCGAGCGTAAGTTGCTCGGTGAAAACAACGCTAAGTTTGTGTGGAAGACAGCGCACAAGTATGGCTACGACAGAGGTTTCGATATTGGATATGAGTCAGGCTATGCCAGCGGTAATCGTGCAGGGTATAGCGAAGCTGAAACCGATATAGACGAAAACGTATAACGGAGAAGTAATGCAAATCGTAGAAGACAAAGCGCTTCTGTTCCGCACTCGCAACCCCCAGAAGTATCAAGTAATACCTAAGCACAAAATCATAAGTGAAGAAGATGGTACGTATGAGATCGCTGTATTTTGGGGCCTTGACGAAGCGCGTGTTCTCAAGAACCTAGGTGTTAAAGATGTGCCGTCACCTATTACACGACGCTATGATTGGCCGGGTAAGTATAGGCCGATGGCTCACCAGATTGAAACCGCAGCGTTCCTTACTATGAACCGTAAGGCGTTTGTTTTTTCAGAGCCGGGTACAGGTAAGACGCTCTCCGCATTGTGGGCAGCAGACTACCTTATGCAGCGTGGTGAAGTTAAGCGGTGTCTGATCTTGTGTCCGTTGTCGATTATGCAGAGCGCTTGGCTTAACGACTTGAACAACAGTATCATCCACCGTTCAGCAATCATTGCTCACCATAACCAAGCCAGCCGCCGTATTGAAATGATTCAGCAGAACTACGAGTTTGTCATTGTGAACTACGATGGCTTAAATCTTATTGCTGATGAAATTAAAAACGATGGTCGCTTTGATCTGGTAATCATTGATGAAGCTAACGCATACAAGACCGTCACAACGAAACGCTGGAAGACACTTGAATCTTTAATCAACCCTAAGACGCACTTGTGGATGATGACCGGAACTCCTGCTTCACAGTCACCCGTTGATGCTTATGGCTTGGCTCGATTGGTTAACGCGGAGAATGTCCCACGTTTCTTTAATGGTTGGCGTGACAAAGTAATGAACAAAGTTACACAGTTCAAGTGGTCACCAAAACCTAGCGCAGTTACTGAAGTACATAAAGCTTTACAGCCGGCCATTCGCTTTACCAAAGCGCAGTGCCTTGACCTACCACCAGTCATTACCATGACGCGTGAAGTACCGTTGACACCGCAGCAAGCTAAGTACTACAACCTGCTTAAAGAACGTATGGTTGTGCAAGCAGCAGGTGAGACAATCTCGGCAGTCAATGCGGCGGCAGGCGTATCGAAGTTGTTGCAGATCAGTTGTGGCGCAGCGTACACAGATGGGCGTGAGGTTATTGAGTTTGATTCAGCGCCACGTTTGCATGTGCTAGAAGAAATTATGGGTGAGACATCTCGTAAAGTTATTATCTTTGCACTGTTCCGTAGCACTATTGATACGATTCACAAGCATTTACTATCACGCAACATTACGGCTGACTGCATTCATGGTGACGTAGCACCAACAAAACGCGCTGAGATCATCAGACGCTTTCAGAACGAACCAGACCCCCAAGTTTTGGTTATGCAGCCGCAAGCATCGGCGCATGGTATTACGTTGACCGCAGCAGATACCGTGGTGTTCTATGGCCCTCTGATGTCTGTTGAGCAGTATATTCAGTGCTGTGCGCGTGCTGACCGTAAGGGGCAAACGTCTGACAAAGTGACCGTCATTCACATCGAAGGCAGCCCTATCGAGAAGAAGATGTTTAAAGCTTTGGCCGGTAAAGTAGATGACAACATACTAATTACCGATATGTTTAACAACGAAATTAAATCGTGAAAGGGTATTGCAAACAGAAAAAAGCTGTGTAGAATGTCTAACTGTTGACAAAACAAAGCCGCACTAAAGCGGTATAAGGAGAAGTAAATGTCCGAAGCTGAATCAGAAATTATCCCTATGGATAAGCTGACGCGGATTTATAGAAAGATCAAAGAGCGCATTGATCTGCTGACCAAAGAGTACGACACACAACTTGAAGCGCTTAAGGCACAACAAGATGAAGTACGCTTTGCGATGAAAGACCAGATGAAGGCGTTAGGATTGAAATCAGTTAACACTGCTTTCGGTACGGTATCTTTGATTCATAAAACCCGCTACAACACAAACGACTGGGAATCGTTTAAGAAGTTCATCGTTGAAAACGATATGGTTGACTTGCTTGAGAAGCGCATTGTGCAGACCAACATGGCAACCTTTCTGGCCGACAACCCGGGGAAAGTCCCACCCGGTTTAAATTCTGTATCTGAATTTGAAGTTCGTGTTACTAAACCAACTAAGTGAGATCAATATGTCCAATATCATGACTTTCAATCCGGCGCAAGTTCCTGCTTTCGCCCGCAACAACGAACTGTCCGACACAGCTAAGGCCCTGACAGGTGGCGGCGTAGGCGGTGGCAAGCGCATCTCGATCAAGGGCGGCGTGTTCCGTCTGATTAACGGTGGTAAAGAAATCGCTGCTATTGATGAGCGCTATCTGGATGTCATCATTGCCAAGGCAGCACCGAAGGTAGCCCGCACGTTCTATATGTCCAAGTACGATCCTGAGAATATCGGCGGTCCTGATTGCTGGTCGAACGACGGTGAGAAGCCAGACGCTTCCATCAAAGCACCACAAAATGTTAACTGCATTAACTGTGAGCAGAACCAAGCAGGTTCCGGTCAAGGCAATAGCCGCGCTTGCCGTTATCAACAACGTATGGCTGTCGTGCTGGCTACTGATCCTGAAGGTGATGTGTTGCAATTGGCGCTGCCAGCTACGTCGATCTTTGGTAAAGAAGAAGGCGACAAACGCCCTCTGCAAGCATACGCACGATTCTTGGCATTGCAGTCACCACCGATCAACCCAGAGCAAATCGTGACACGTATGCGTTTTGATACAACGTCCGAGTCGCCTAAGTTGTTCTTCCAACCAATGCGTTGGTTGACCGAAGAAGAGTATGCGATTGTTAAGACTCAGGCTGAAACTGCTGATGCTAAAGCCGCTATCGTGATGACCGTCACGCAGACCGACAGCAAAAGCAAAGCTGCTCCGCTTGCACTCCCCGGCAAAACGCCTGTAGCAGAAGAAGCTGCTGATGCAGAAGAAGCACCAGCACCAAAGCCGAAGGCCAAAGCAAAGCCAGCGCCAGTAGAAGAGGATGAGCCAGAAGTGCGTAAGGAAAGCGCTAAGCCATCGGCAGTACCTGCCAAGAAATCCAAACTGGCCGACGTAGTGGCTGATTGGGACGACGAGTAATTGTTTACGGGGGAAAGCGGCGCTGCGTGAGTACCCCACCTTAATTAAGTCTGACAGCCGGGAAAGACCGGCACCAACACGCATGGGGATTGGGAACGTCTTAGCCGCGTTTCGGCGTACGCCTCCTTAGTGATGACATCCTGCTTTATGGAAGCAGTCCCCAGTCGTGTTGGTAAAAAAGGAGAAGTATATGAAGCAATTTATTTTGTTCTTGTTGGGTATGCTAGTCAGTTATTTTGCGTGGACGTACGCATCCCGTAGAGATCAACGTATGCTGAAGAAATTTGGCATGCGCCATGTAGTAGCCGTAGTTGTAATTCTTATTGCCTGCTTTACGTTGTTACTTACGATGTTTTTTAATCGCGCTGTATCCATTTTATAAACTAGGAGAAGTAAATGAGAAAATTTATTCTTGCTGCCGTTGTAACAAGCTTAACCGCATGTACCCAAATTGATACTGGCAACGTCGGTGTTGAATCCACGATGGGCCAAGTTAAAAAAGAGATCATGCCGCCGGGCGTGTACTTCACGCTGTTCAAGCGTGTAACTGAAGTCAGCGCCAAGGAATTGCTGCTTAAGCTGGAGGACATGAAGCCCCAAACATCAGACAAGATTACGCTGGCTGATTTGGATATTGACCTTTATGTACAACTTGATGCTGCACATGCGCCTGAGATCATGACGCGTTGGCCGGGCGACTTGACCCGTGAAGACCACGAAGACGGAGACCGTATCGGTATCAACTATGTAACACGCCAAGCACGCGAAGCTATTTACAACTCAATCTCAAAGCGTAGTTCAGCTACGGTGCATACTGAGCGTGTAGAGATTGCGGCTGATGTAGTCAACATGCTTCAGAAAGACTTGGACGCTTCATTGGGTAAAGGGTGGTTTTTTGTGCGCAGCGCCAACGTCCGTAATATCGTGACTGACCCAGCATTGGAAAAGTCCATCAAGGAATCGGCTAACCGTAACTTCCAAATTTCAGCCAAACAGAAGGAAGTCGAATTAGCTAGGGCAGAGGCCGACCGCCGCAGAGTGGAAGCTCAGGGCGAAGCAGACGCTATCCGTATCAAAGCGCAAGCAATCTCAGCGCAGGGTGGCAAAGAGTACGTTGACCTGATGGCTATTCAGAAGTGGGACGGCAAGTTGCCAACCACCAATGCGGGCGTAGTTCCGTTCGTTAACATTAAGTAAGGTTGTGCCAGCGGCGGTGTGGTGGGTACACACAGATCGACAAGACTAGGTTGCTCGGTTCAAATCCGAGACGCTGGACCCCCATAGCAACGCCCAGCCGGAGGTGGCATATAACACCGGCAGCAGGGGCTTGGTGCTTTCGATCCCTTTCACACTGAGTGACCCTGCACTTTTAAACTAATACTTGAGGAGCGATCGTGTTTATCAAATACCAACATCTAGAGCGTTTTGGTACTGCGGAAGTGGAAGGCATACAAGTAGGTAAGACCTATGTGTTCCCAAAGATTGACGGCACGAATGGCTCACTGTGGGATGAAGATGGTGTGCTGTGCGCTGGTTCCAGAAACCGTAAGCTATCTGCCGAGGCCGACAACGCGGGCTTTTATAATGCGATGAAGGATGACCGGCGTATGCTGGCGTTCTTTAAAACACACCCACATCTCACTCTATACGGTGAATGGCTTGTGCCGCATACCGTTACTACCTATCGTGATGATGCGTGGCGCAGGTTCTATGTGTTCGATGTGTACCACCAGCAAGATGAAAAACTTTTACCGTTCGATGTGTATGAGCCAGTACTGAAGGCGCTCAACATAGACTACCTTGCTCCGCTTGCCATCATTAAGAACGGCAGTGTTGACATGTACACTACGTGCCTTGAAAAAAATGTATTTCTTATTAAAGATGGCGCAGGTGTCGGTGAAGGTATCGTCGTTAAGAACTACGACTTCATCAATCAGTATGGCCGCCAAGTGTGGGCAAAGATTGTCACAAACGAATTTAAGGAAAAACACCACAAGGCAATGGGCGCTCCTGAAATCGGTGGCTTAGTATTAGAGCAAAGCATTGTTGACAAGTATGTAACGCAAGCGATGGTTGATAAGGTACACGCTAAGATTGTGCTGGCACAAAGCGGTTGGCACTCAAAATGTATCCCTCAATTATTGAACACCGTCTTTTACGATCTAGTGCAGGAAGAGACGTGGAATTTTATTAAAGAAAACAAAAACCCCCTTATTGACTTCAGGGCCTTGCATGTGTACACCGTTGCTCGCGTCAAGCAATTGAAGCCTGACCTATTTTAATTTATGCCATACTCTCAAAAAATAATTGATGTGGTTGCATCAGCACCTAAGACGATGGGTACGCGTTTGGGTCGTTGGGCTATTCACCTTGATTTCCCTGTTACAAAAATTGCTTACGCGCTAGGCGTCACTCGCCAGACAGTCTATAACTGGTTCATGGGCAAAGAAGTATTCATTGCCTACCAAGAGCGCGTTGAGTTCCTTACAAAAATAATGCAGGCGTCCAAGACGGCTGACGAAGCATGGAGAAGCATATGTTACGCATACAATTTGAAACCTTGAATAAGAACGAGTTGGTTCGTTGGACCGAAGGGCTTATCTGGTCAGGCGCGATGATTCCCCTTTCACTAGTTGAGGAACTGGTTAAGCGCTATAAGTCCGAGTCCAGTACTGAGTTTAGCTACACAGACCCACGCCAGTTACCGCTGTTCGACTAACCCCGCTTAAGGATTCATATGACCCCGCTTGAATTTCTAGCGGTTGTTTTGCCGTCTCCGGGTCACGGACATTACTGCGCGGCAGAGCTAACTAAGAAGAAAACACATCTGTTCGTGGATGTGTTGGACGATATTTACCCCACGGTAGACCAGTGGGTTGCTAAGAAATGTGATGTGTACTTCGCGCTTTCCACCTTCGTTACTGGAGACAAGCGTACGGCTGATAACGCGCAATACATCCGTTCGTTCTTTATTGACATGGACGGCTATGAGTCTAAGAAGGCGGCCGCCATTGCGCTTAATCGTTTCATGGTTGAGACAGGACTAGACCTGCTTGGTTCTCCGTGGATCGTTGCTTCCGGTGGTGGCTTGCATTGCTATTGGCCGCTAGAAAAAGAAGTGACTATCGAAGAATGGAAACCGATAGCTGAAAACTTAAAGCGTTTGTGCAAGCAACAGAACCTGAACATCGACATGACGGTAACGGCTGATGCCGCCCGTGTGCTGCGTATCCCAAACACGTTTAACTTCAAGGCGAAGTACGAGTCACCGCGCCCAGTGCGTCTGATGACTGAAGGGGACTTGTTTGATTTCGAGACGCTGGCCCAGCATATAAACACACAGCTACGTAGTGAAGCGCCGTTGCAGAAGATGGCCTTGGCTACGCTCGACTTACCCGGCGACAGACCTACAGCCCCCACGGCTACGTCAGTCAAACTGTTTGAGAATAGCGTCACCAAGTTCGGCAACATCTTTAAAGCGACCAAGGCAGGGCGTGGTTGCGGCCAGCTTGAACACTACATCAACAATGCGGCCGATGATGGTATGGAGCCGTTGTGGCGTGGCATGCTGAGTATTGCGCAGAAGTGTGAGGACGGTGACCGGGCATCAATCTGGTTGTCTGACATGCACCCCTACGACCATGAGCGTATGCACATCAAGATCGCTGAGATCAAGGGGCCATACCCATGCGTTAAGTTCGACAGCGAGAATCCCGGCGTGTGTACCAAGTGTCCACATTGGGGGAACATTACTAATCCGTTGGCACTTGGCCGTGAACTGGCTGTAGATACAACGCAGAAAACAATCGAGTTGCCGGCACCTATCGGTACGCATGAGCCAATTAAAAAGGTACTGCGCCCAGAGACACCTAAAGGTTGGGCGTACGGTACACACGGTGGTGTGTTCATGGAGAAGGACGACGAAGACGCTGAAGGCAATCGTATTAAGCGCCAAGTAATGCTGCTGCCGTATGACATGTTCCCTGTGCATATTTTGAATGTGGCCGGTGAGCATACGGTTCACTTGCTGGCGCTGCGTCCTGAAGGCGCGCAAACCGTTACGCTGCCGCAGAAGTCTGTGGTAAGTAAGGATGAAGTATCAAAGCATCTGGCCAACCAAAACATCTTAGCGGCGTTTGGTTCAGGTAATGACAAGAACCTGTTTGACTATGTGAGAGCGTGTGTGGAAAAAATGAGTACTGAAAAAGCCCCTGTAAGAGTCCCGTCCAACTGCGGTTGGCAGCCGGATGATACGTTTGTGTTTGGTGGACGCATCTATTCCGAAGGCCCGTCTGTTGAAGTCCCAATGGCAGGGCTTGAGAACATCACGAACAACACGCAGCCTGCCGGCCATCTGGATATGTGGCGTAACGTCATCAACCTGTTCATCAAGAAAAAGATGTATTCCCATTTGGCCATTTTGCTGGCCGGTGCTAGTGCGCCCCTGATGCGCTTCACAGGTATGTACGGCATGACCTACCACTGCGGTTCAACTGAGTCAGGCACAGGTAAGTCATTGGCGTTGGAAGCCGCTGCATCTATCTGGGGTCACCCAGTTCACTACCGCACAGGTAAGGGCACATCGGCTGTTGCAATGCAGCAACGCTTGGGTTTGCTTAACAGCTTCCCATTGGTAACGGACGAGATCACTAGCCGCAACCGTACGGACTTTGAGTGGATGCCTGCGTTCTTGCTGGATATGACCGAGGGCCGTGGTAAAGAGCGTATGGAGTCCGGCGCTAACAAGGAACGTGTCAACTTATCGACATGGATGACGGTGGCAATTATGTCTTCCAACACCCACGTTGTCGATTATCTGACAGGTGGCCGCAAGCATGCGTCTGAGGGTGAACTACGCCGTCTGTTGGAATTCATCATGGATCAGGAACTGTCTTGGGAACCGCATGAAATTTCAATACTGAAGTCGCTGGCTACCAACTACGCGGTGGCTGGTGAAGTGCTGGCTGACTACTTGGCCAAGAACGTCAAGATGTTGCACAAGCTGGTGCCTGAGTGCGTAGCTAACATTTTCCAAGAGTTCGACGCTACGAATGATGAGCGTTTCTGGATGGCTGGTATTGGTGCTGCCGTGGCCGCAGGCATCGTGATGAACAGTGAACATGCGAATGTGATTGACCTGCCAATGCAGCCGATCATTGATGATTTCAAGCGTGTGGTTATGTTCATGCGTAGCAACATCCGTAGCAGCAGCCGCAGCGCAGAAGATGTACTGAACGCCTTTACCCGCGAGTACTACGGCAACTTCATCGTGGTTAAGTTTGGCTACGAAGGCGGCGTGCTGGCCGAACTCGGCAATGGTGGTGCGATTGATGCGTCAACTACCCGGTCACATATCATGGGTCGTATTGAGCATGGCCTGACAGCCGGCTGCATTGATTACTACATTGAAGAGCGTCTGCTTAAAGCGTTCTGTTCATCCATGAGCTTCGGCTACTCGGACTTTAAACGCCAGCTTGAAGGGCAGTTTACGGTGTCGTATATGCCTAAGAAGGATATGATGGCGCGTACTAAAGGCCCGCAGATGCGGGTAGCTACCTTGAAAATCTCACGCCGCATTGAAGACGATGAAATTGCAAATCAACTATCCGTGGCACCTAGTTGAGAGAGGGCAGGGGTTTTTTGTCCCCTGCCTCGATGCGGAGCCAGTCATTCAGGCTGGACTCCACAAGGCTCTCGGCTACCGTTACTTTGATGCTAGGGCTAAGATTGGTGTAAAGAACGGGGTCATTGGGGTGCTGTTCTATCGGTTGCCTTTAAAAATCTAGTCGCATAGGCGTTGCGTACTTTATCAATACGGGCAACCGCTGCATCTTTTTGTTCAGTCGTAAGTTTTGCTGATGCCAGTACTCTGCGGCGAATGCCAGACAACTCACCCATCCTTTGTTGAACAGCGCCGGACATGGATGCGCTTGCTATGCGGTTACTGTATTCCTTAGCAAATTCCTGCGCTTCTTCTGTACGGCCATTCATCATCATTTCTTTATACGTACCCTTAACTTGCTGAATTTCCAGCATGCGTTCGTACGCTTGGTCCAACTCACCACGGCCTTCTACTGGTTGGAACATAGGGCCTACTAGTGGCATTTTGCTTAGCGGTGTCGTAGCTTGTTCAATATCAGCTACTTCGGAATTTCCGCGCAGCATTGCTATAGGGGTGTTAACTAAAGACACTAAGCCAATACCAAGGCTGCCGGTGTGGCCGCGGATTAAGTGGTCAATTTTAATCGGTGTTAAGCCCACATCGCCGGTAACGCTTCCAAGTAGCTTGGCTACTTCAGTAGTGGTTGCGCGATAGCGTTGCGTTGGCAGCATATTTTTTTGTTCACGCTGAGACTCAATGTCCCCACCAAAGAATGATTTTCCTAAGTACGTTTCCACGCTAGGCTTGATGGCAGCAGGTAAGCCCAATGGGTTAGACATAGCCAACAACTTACCCATACCCTTAGCGGCAACGCCGGCCTTCTCGTCACCATACGCCACGTTATAGACCATCTCAGGCAATGCTTTGAACAGATAGCCTAGCTCGAAAGGGATTGGGATACGCACCATCTCATCAAAGAATGGTAGACGGATAAACCAGTTGCCGTACCGTTCTTCAGGTGTGGCTTTCTTGTATTCATCGTCATCCTGCATCATTGCAGCGTAGGCAATCGTACCGGCAGCGATCATTAGCCCACGGCTGATTAGCTTCATCTGGATATTAGCGCGCTTCGAGTTAGGCATCTTACCTTTGGATGCGCGATAAAGAACGTCTAAGCCTTGAATCTGAGAATTGAAGAACGGGATCATAATTGCCAGCGCCCGTGAACTAGGGGACAAACCGTGGCGGCCGAAGTTCATCGACTCAAGTGTACGGAGCAGCGCCTCTTGCTCAGTCATACCTTTACGGATTGAGTCTTTGTAGACAACAACCCGTGTAGCAGCATCGCCTTGCATAGCGAACGCATCGGCCTTAGCCATCAATTTAGACCAGCCCCATTTACCACTAGAGATGTCACGAAGCGCTTTCTGCATATCACGCTGGTCGCCAGTCATTACGTTACTGCTAATAGCCCCTGCGGCCATAAGTTTCGCTTCTTCAGGACTATGTCCGGCAATCATTTTACTCAACTCCGCCATCGAGTTCATAACGGGAATACCGTCAGTTCCAGTAGTCAACCACGCAGTTAGTGGATCACGAATAGCTTGTTTAAAAGCGTAGGTTGGTACACGCGTTACGCCCTTACGCAGAATATCGGCAGGCCACCCCATTGCTTTAATGATGGCGGGTAGGGATGTACGGATACCTTCAAGGCCACGCACAATCAACGCCGCCGGCACACCATACTGATCGGAGTCAATCTTTACAAAGGTATCAACGCCTTTGATTTTAAAGCGCACTACGTCCGGAGACTCAGGACCGCGGCCCGTACTAAAGGCACTAGCAAAACCACTGTTGTATAGCTGGTATGCGGTTTCCTTAATCATCTGGTTACGCAGCGCCATGTTGGTTAGCATGAACGTGTTCTGGATAGAGCTTGTAAACACCGGCATAATTTGCGTACTATCACCAACAAGCTGTTGAAGCTCAGGCTCTTCCTTCAGATTACCGATACGCACAATACGCTCTCTATCAACCATCAGTTCAATGTCTAAGTTACCACGGTTAACACGGTAGTAAGGGATGTACGTGATCTGCTTAAGGCGTGCAGCTTCTTCCGCTTTCATAGCGCCTGTAGCTACAAGTAAGTCCAACAAACCGGCGTTGTACTCTTGGTAGATGTCCATTGCTTCTTTGAACATGGCCTTGTCTTTAGGGCTTTTGTTCAGCAATTCAACGACTTCATTGTATTCACGCTTAGCCGTAGCAGGGTCTTTAAGATTCAGCTTGTCCCAACCAATAGCCTTAGCACGTTCGCCAGATATGAGTGCAGTTAGGATGGCTTCTTTGTCAGTGTCGTTACCTATTTTAGAAGGTGCTATAGCCTTAGCCATTTTCATCAAGCTTGCACCAGACTTACTTTCGTACACATGCTCAACACCGTTCTTGGTCGCCTTCTTAGCTAAAGTCAACGGGCCGTTAGTAATAATCTGTGTAGCAAGCTGGCTGCGCTGTTCGCCAAAGCGTAGGAAGTACTCAGCGTTGGTAGCTTCTAACTCAGAAATTATGCGACCGTTCTTACCGGTCTGGCCAATGCTCTTGGTGAAGGCTTCTGACAGCGCTGCAAATTTATCAATGTGCTGTACACGCCCCGACATACCAAAGAAGTTAGCGCGCAGTTTGTCGATGATGCTAGGTTCTTGACCGATGAACGACTTACCAAAGCGAGACTGTTGACGGAAGCTACGGAAGGCCGTGGTGCCGTCTTTGGCCGTGTATGCGCCAATTGCTTTATCCTCGAAGGCTTTGTTGGCTGCTTTCAGTGCATAGAACACATCGGATGTAGACATCTTAGCCATCTCAGCCATGCCCATACGGCGCATGCTATCGCGGATCATGCCAACGAATTCTTTAAGCCAACGCCCAGCCTTTTCACGGAAGGACTCAGTTACGCGTTGCTCACCAGTGTAGGCAATGATCTCACGCAGTGCTTGAGTATTCTGTTGGTTTTCATTCAGCCCTTGCTCAGAGGCCATCTGTGCAGCAGAGCGTGCTTTAGCTAGTAGCTCAACGCCGCCCAGTTTTTCTGCCAGCTTAAACACGTCGGTGTTTTTAGCGTACTGCGCTAAACGATCTATGCCGATAACGGTGTCAATGCCGTAGTGGCCAACTAGCTCATGGAAGATAGTCTTCTCAAGGTCGATAGCGTTAGCATGCTGATCGCCAACAATCAACACCGTACCGTCAGGCAACACCGCACCTTTAAGCACATCGCCTTTTTTGTAACCATCCCGAACAAGGGTAGCCACTGTTTCAGGCTTAATATCGGCAAGCGTAGGGGCGTACTCCAGCTTCACGTGTTCTGGTAAATCTTTTTTTACAGCATCAACTAAGGACTGCGCTTCCTTAACATCAATTGCTTTTTCAGTTGCCTCGCCAGTACGGTGTGCGGTCAGCGCGAAGTCGTCCAAAATGTCGGTTACTTTTTCGCTTTCAACAGCTTCTTTAAAATCTGCTTCTACTTGGGCAAGCGCTTTCTTTTTAACTGCTTTTTTAGCCACAAGATTAGGTGCCAGCGCTTCCTTCTTTTCAGGAACAGGTGCGCCTTTTTTAACTTGATTCTCTGGACGTGCGCGGTCACGCGCAGACTTGCCTAGCTTCTCCATTTCCAAACGCTTTTCTTCAGCTATGGTGCTGCTGGACGCCACTTCTCTGCGCTTGTACAAACCCTTGTGGATTGCTGCAATTTGTTTTTCAATTGGGTCAATGGCTGCATCAAGTTTAGTAATTTCTGCTTCTAACTTAGCTTTAGTACGCTTAAGTCCGTTTATCTTCTGCTTAGTAAACGGTTCGCCTTGCGGTGCGGCTGCGCTAGCTATAGCTTCTGGCTGAAGCAATGAAGTAAAACTAGATGGTGCGGTAGGCGCAACTTCACGGCCCAACTCAAGCTGCTTATTAACGGTATCGAGTTCGCTGGCAACATCACGGCGGGTATCTACCAAAGAACGCTTGGCATTCTTTTGCGGTGTCTCAATAGCGTTGGTCAAAGACTCCAGCTTTTCCGCTAACTTAGGGGCACGTGCCAAGTACTTAGTGCGCTCAACGACAGTGCCGGGCAGATTCAAACGATCCGCAAGACGCTCTTCCATTGACATAGTTTTGTCGGCCGGCACAACCTTTTTCTCAATAGGCTCAACAGGGGCGACTTCTGGCGCAGGGGTAGATTCTGTCGTAGCTGTCTCAGCCACGGTGGCTTCAATTGCTGGCGCAGGTTCCGCTTCCTTAATAACTTCTTCGGACACAGGTGCCACAGACTCTTGTTTTTCTACAGGTGCTACTTCAGGTACTACAGGCGTAGCTTGTGCGGCTGCTGGCTGTTCAGTAATGGCCGCGGTCTGTGCTGTTTGATCGGCTACCGTCTTTTGGTACTCAGCATTAGTAGCATCGCGTTGCGCGACCAAAGCATCTAACTTAGCTTGAATCTTAGGAACGGCGTCGAATTCACCAAGCTGATTAGCGTCCTCAAGGCGTTTAGTTGCACGCTTGATTTGGCCTTCTAATTTAGTCAACGACGCTTGCGTAGGCGGCAGAATTTCCAATGCTTTCTCTGGACGCTGGCGTATGGTAGGTTCTTCGACAGTAGCGGCTTTTTCTACAGGCGCGATTGCTTCTGCTACAGGTGCAGCAGGGGGTGCCACTTCTTGTGCGGCGGGGACTACGGTAGCATCAGGTGTAGGCGCTGCGGCGGCCGGTGTTTCTACTGGAGCGTTTTGTTGGGCCACGGCCAGCATTTCTTCTGGCGTAGTTGGGGCTGTGCCGGGCGGT